GCAGTAGTTCTTCTGGAAAAGATAATAAGAAAGGCGAATCGTCCGGCAGTAGTTCTTCTGGAAAAGATAATAAGAAAGGCGAATCGTCCGGCAGTAGTTCTTCTGGAAAAGATAATAAGAAAGACGAATCGCCTAATAGTAAAGAAAAAAGCAATTCATCTTCTAAGGGTAATAAAGAAAAAGTCAAAGACCTTTCCCAATCAGATCTCAAAGATAGAGTAGATCGAATGGAGTTGGAGAAAAGATACAACCAACTACAAGCAGATTCCTCTGGCGTAAGTCAATCAAAAGGAAAAAAGCTTGTTAAAAAGTTAAGTAAGATTAGCCAAAACGTCTTGGAGCAGCAAGCTCAAAAAGCTCTTAACGATGTTGTTGGAAAATTGATAAACGACAAACTTGTCCAAAAAGGGTTGGTCAATACACCGAAAAATAAAAATTAACCTAAGGAGGCGGTTTAATTGGGTCTCTCCAACACAGCCGTCCCGCTATACTATGGGCGCTTTAGAGAGTCTGTTCTTAGTGGTAAGATTCCAGTAAATCGCGAAGTCTCTCTAGAAATGAATCGAATTGACGATCTCATTGCAAATCCGGGAATCTATTATGATGAGAAAGCCATCAACGGGTTTATTGAATATTGTGAGATGGAACTCACGCTAACTGATGGCAGCGATCTACACCTTTTAGATACATTTAAACTTTGGGCAGAACAAATTTTTGGTTGGTATTACTTTGTAGAAAGAAGTGTGTATCAACCAGCTAAAGATGGTCGCCAAGGAACGTTTATAAAGAAACAAGTCAAGAAAAGACTAATTACTAAACAGTACCTTATTGTGGCACGTGGCGCAGCTAAGTCTATGTATGGAGCATGTATTCAAGGATATTTCCTTAATGTGGACACTTCGACCACACACCAAGTTAGCACAGCTCCAACAATGAAACAAGCTGATGAGATAATGTCGCCAATAAGGACTGCTATCACAAGGGCAAGAGGGCCATTATTCAAGTTCCTAACTGAAGGTTCGATTCGGAATACTTCTGGACCGTCGGCAAACAAACTAAAACTTGCTTCGACAAAAAAAGGTATTGAAAACTTTTTGACTGGGTCTTTACTTGAAGTCCGACCAATGGCAATAAATAAGCTTCAGGGACTCCGACCAAAAGTTTCAACTATTGACGAGTGGTTGTCCGGAGACATAAGAGAAGATGTTGTCGGTGCTATCGAGCAAGGCGCGTCTAAGATGGACGATTACCTGATTGTTGCAATTAGTTCAGAAGGTACTGTTCGGAATGGCTCTGGTGATACTATAAAAATGGAGCTGCAAAGTATTCTTCGAGGTGAGTATCAGGCGCCACATGTTTCTATCTGGCATTACAAACTAGACAACATCGAAGAAGTAAACGACCCATCCGCTTGGTTAAAAGCAAACCCAAACCTTGGTGCAACAATTACCTATGATGCATACCACCTCGATGTAGAACGAGCAGAGAAAGCCCCAGCGTCAAGGAATGATATCCTTGCTAAGAGATTTGGAATCCCAATGGAGGGATACACATATTTCTTTACTTACGAGGAAACTCTTCCCCACCGATCCAGAGAATTTTGGTCTATTCCATGTTCTCTTGGAGCCGACCTTTCACAAGGGGATGACTTCTGTGCATTCACGTTACTGTTTCCGCTTTCAAACGGATCATTCGGCGTAAAGACTCGTAGTTACATTACTACATTGACTCTAATGAAATTACCTGGGGCCATGCGAGCAAAGTACGAAGAGTTTATTAATGAGGGAAGTCTTCAGGTTCTTGAGGGAACTGTTCTGGACATGATGGAGGTCTATGAAGACCTTGACGCGTTTATCATTACAAACGAATACGATGTTCGTTGTTTTGGATTTGATCCATACAACGCCAAAGAATTTGTTGAGAGATGGGAAGCTGAAAATGGTCCATTTGGGATTGAGAAAGTCCAACAGGGCGCTCGAACCGAATCGGTCCCATTAGGTGAGTTAAAGATTCTTGCAGAACAAAGGGCTCTCATATTTGATCAAGACCTAATGACTTTTGCCATGGGTAATGCAGTCACGCTGGAAGACACAAACGGAAACCGTAAACTTCTCAAAAAGCGTGCGGAAGAAAAGATTGATAATGTATCTGCACTTATGGACGCATACATTGCCTACAAGTCCAATAAAGAGGCATTTGAATAAGTATAAATATTTAGAAACTTAAAACCTCATGGAACCAAATAAGAAATCAACACAAGCCTTAAGGAGGCTATATAGTGGATACCAACCAAAAGACCACACAAGCTGTCGTTACAGCTCAGACTGAAATTGATTCAAATCAAAAGCTTGAACGATTCTCTCTATACCGTCAGGATGGCGCTAACCTTGTTGATGTTCTTGCAGACTATGAAGCTCGAATTGATGCGTTGGAGAACCCCTAATCAAATCTAACAAGCCATAACTAAGGAGGTGATGCTATGTGGCAGTTTTAGATCGAGTACGAAGCGCATGGAATGCGTTTAGAAATAATGACGAAGATCCTTGGAAACAAGACCCCTCGTTTTATGGAAGTTCTCCTAGTTATGGTTCAGGTCGACCCGATAGAGTTAGACTTCGTTATAACAACGAGCGATCACTTGTCACATCAATTTATACTCGAATGGGTATTGACGTGTCTGGACTTAGCTTCAAACATGTTCGTGTTGATGATCAAGGACGTTACACAAAAGATGTTAAGAGTGCTTTAAATAGTGCTCTAACTTTAGAGGCAAATATTGATCAAGGGCCTAGAGCTTTTCGTCAAGACATTGCTACAACTCTGTTTGATAAGGGTTCTTGTGCAATTGTTCCAGTTGATACAAACTACAATCCACAGACAAAAGAGCGGTTTGATATATACACTCTTCGTGTTGGTGAGATTGTAGCTTGGTATCCAAGGCACGTCCGAGTAAATCTTTATAATGAAGCTAAAGGTGACCGAGAAGAAATTACGCTTGAAAAAAGGTTTGTTGCTATTGTAGAGAATCCTCTCTATGCAGTGATGAACGAGCCCAACTCAACACTGCAAAGGCTAATTCGAAAGTTGACGCTTTTGGATGCTGTTGACGAAGCATCAAGTTCTGGTAAGTTGGATCTTATTATTCAGCTCCCTTATGTAATTAAGTCTGAAGCTCGAAAGACCCAGGCAGAACAACGCCGTAAAGACATCGAGTTCCAGCTTAAGGGCAGCCAGTATGGCATTGCCTATACTGATGGTACCGAAAAGATTACCCAGCTCAACCGTCCTGCAGAGAACAATCTCCTAGGCCAGGTGGAATACCTAACCAACATGCTATATGGCCAACTTGGCATAACCGAGGCCATCATGGACGGCACTGCTGACGAAAAAGCAATGATTAACTATTTCAATCGTTCTGTTGAGCCAATTGTGTCTGCTATTATTGAAGGAATGCAAAGAGCATTCCTTGGTCCACTTGGTGTTACAGAAGGGGAAAGAATTCAGTACTTCAAGGACCCATTCAAGCTTGTCTCTGCAAATGATTTGGCTAACATTGCAGACAAGTTTACTCGAAATGAGATTCTCACATCAAATGAGATCAGAGGATACATGGGAATTCCACCATCCATTGATCCTAAAGCCGACAAACTTATGAATAGCAACATGCCACAGCAAACAGATTCCGAAGTGGCTAACTCTTAGAAAGGAACTTCAAAATGGAAGCAGATTTTAGCGGTTACGCCACTAAGGCGGGGCTGAAGTGCTCCGACGGTAGGACTATCATGCCAGGTGCCTTTGCGCACCAGGATAAAATGCAGGTTCCACTAGTCTGGCAGCACGGACACACCGACCCAGAGAATGTTCTTGGTCATGCAATTCTGGAACATCGTGAAGATGGCGTTTACGCCTACGGTTTCTTCAACGAGTCCGCAAAAGCTAAGCACGTTGCTGGTCTTCTTGAGCACAAAGACATTACTCAGATGTCAATTTGGGCCAACGACCTAATCGAGCGTGCAAAGCGGGTTATGCACGGAGCAATCCGTGAAGTGAGCCTAGTTCTTTCAGCAGCCAACCCTGGCGCATTGATTGACAGCGTCACGATTCGTCATTCTGACGGAGATCTTGAAGAAATTGAAGACGAGGCCATCATTTACACAGGGCTCGATCTTGATAAGATCAATATTAGTCATGCAGAAAATCCAGACCAGAAGTCCGAAGACGTCAAGTCCGAAGACGGTACGTCTAACGCTGATACATCAGAGCCTGGACAAGACGCAACCATCAGTAACACTAAAGATGGTGGTGAAGAGTCTATTAAGGATATTTATGACACCATGAATGAAAAGCAGAAAGAAGTTCTTCATTACATGCTTGGAGAAGCGCTTAGCGTCTCTGAACAAGAAGTTAAACCAGAAGTTAAACCAGAAGTTAAACCAGAAGATGTTATAGAAATAAAAGCTGGCGCCTCGGTTAAAGAGGAAGACGCTAAGCAAGACAACACCACCATTGATCAGAAAGGTCAAGCAATGACGCACAACGTTTTCGAGAAAGGTGCCGAGGGCAGCAGCCCAAAGCACACGCTAACTCACTCTGAAATTGAGGGTATCGTCTCCGACGCGACCAAGATGGGCTCTATGAAAGACGCTGTTGAGGCTTATGCCATTCAGCACGGAATCACAGACATCGATTTGATGTTCCCCGAAGCACAGACCCTTACCAGTGCTCCAGAGATGGACAAGCGACGCACCGAGTGGGTCGCTAGGTCCTAAGTGGTGCCCGCAAGTCTCCGTTTACGCGGATCAAGACTATTTCGGCAGACCTAACTATTGAAGAGGCTCGTGCTCGTGGTTACGTAACTGGCGCAATGAAAAAAGACGAGTACTTTGGCGTCAAGAGCCGTGTAACTACCCCCACGACAATATACAAAAAGCAGAAGCTCGATCGTGATGACATGCTTGACATCACCGACTTCGACGTAGTGGCATGGCTGAAGTCTGAGATGCGTCTGATGCTGGATGAGGAACTCGCTCGCGCTATCCTATTTGGTGATGGTCGCGATGTAGCGCATGAGGATAAAATCAACGAACTAAACATTCGTCCAATTGCAACTGATCACTCTCTATACGCAACAACAGTTTCGGTCAACCTTGATGATGCAGGCTCCTCAATCCAGGAAGTTATTGATGCCATTGTTCAGAACCGAAAGTATTTCAAGGGTACTGGTCTTCCAACAATGTTTACCACTGAGACTCACATTTCCAGCATTCTCCTTCTCAAGGACACTGTTGGTCGACGGATCTACAAGAACCTAGACGAGCTGGCCGGAGAGCTTCGCGTTCAGGAGATTGTTCCAGTTGAGGCAATGGAGGGTGTTGACGATATTGTCGCCATCCTAGTTAACATGAATGATTACAACGTCGGCGCAGATGCTGGTGGGCAGATTTCCATGTTTGACGACTTTGACATTGACTATAACCAGCACAAGTACCTAATTGAGACTCGCGTCTCTGGCGCCCTTGCGAAACTGAAATCGGCTCTTGTCATTCGTAAAATTGCCGCTGGTCTAACTGCAGCTACTCCTGGTACACCCTCGTTCGATGGATCTGATGTTACGATCGTTAACCAGACTGGCGTTATCTATAAGAACGCCGCAACTGGTAATGTGATCAACGCCGCTGGTTCTCCGTACGAGGTTCAGGCTGGTGGCTCGTTTGTTGTTGAAGCAGAGGCCGACACCGGTTACTACTTCCCGACAACGGTTGGTACAAACTGGACGTTCCTAAACACAGCTAGCGCTTGATTTAAGGAGTAAGATGGCTAGGTTTCACGGAGAAGTCGGTTATGGAGAAGCAGTAGAAAACCCTCCGGATTCGGGTATCTGGTTGGATCGTATCGATGAGTTTCCATATTTTGGAGATGTGATTCGAAATACCAGAAAGCTGGATTCAGGAGAGTCGATCAACGACAATATTTCCGTGGGTAACTCGATCAGTATTGTTGCCGATCAGTACGCCATCGAGCACTTTTTTAAAATCAAGTATTTGCGATGGGCGGGGGTTCTCTGGACTGTTACATCAGTCGAGGTTAAGAGCCCCCGCCTAATCCTTAGTCTCGGGAGTGTGTATAATGGCCCCACGCCTTGATCTACATGCAATTTTGTTAACAATTTTGGGTAGCGACAATGTTTATTACCAACAGCCACCTTCTGTTCAAATGAAGTATCCATGCATCATCTACAAGAGAGATGATGAGACAACAATCTTTGCAGACAATTTCCCTTACATGCGAACAAGACGATATCAAGTTACAATAATCGACCGAGACCCGGACAGTGAGATCCCAGACAAAGTGTCTGAGTTACCTTCCTGTGTCTACGACCGATTTTATACAGCTGACAATCTTAACCACGACGTATACAAACTTTTCTTTTAGAAGGAGAAAAAAATGGCAGTCCTTGAATGGGACCCAGTTGGCGAACGGTTTTATGAGACCGGTGTTGACCGAGGCGTCCTTTACATACCTAATGCATCAGGCGTTTACGAAAACGGCGTTGCATGGAATGGTCTGATCTCGGTTTCCGAGACTCCGACCGGTGCTGAAGCCAGTGCTCAGTACGCAGACAATATTAAGTACCTTAACCTTTACTCTGTAGAGGAGTTCGGAGCAACTCTGGAAGCATTCACTTATCCAGATGAGTTTGCTCCGTTTGATGGGCTAGGAGTTCCTACAGAAGGAATTACAGTCGGCCAGCAGTCTCGAAACCAGTTTGGGCTTTCTTATCGAACCCGTGTTGGTAACGACCTGCAGGGCGATGACTACGGGTACAAGTTGCACCTTATCTATGGTGCAACAGCAAGCCCTTCCGAGAAGGGTTACACTAAGGTCAATGACTCTCCAGAAGCAATTACGTTTAGCTGGGAAATTATGACGGTTCCGGTTTCGGTTCCTAACTTCCGCCCATCGTCGCTTCTTACCATCGACTCAAGTAAGGTCGATGCTGGGCAGCTCACTACACTGGAGAACTTCCTCTACGGAACCGGTGGCGCCAATCCTTCATTGCCGCTCCCTGCAGCAGTGATTGCCCTCTTTAGTGGCACCGCTACTGAGGTCACACCAGTCGTGCCCACCAATATTGGTAACAACGTTACCATCACAGAGACTACTGGTATCCTCTGGTATAGAAACGGCACACCAATCACACTTGACGGTGACGGCAGCACTGGCTACACCATTACCGAAGACACAATTATCAGCGCAGCACCGGGTACTGGTTATTACTTCCCGGCATTTGTTGATGATGATTGGCTATTTACTTTCATCTGATAGACTATTTGACTGGGAGGCCAAAGAATGCTTACAATTATTATAGAAGGAGAAGAGTTCTACAACGAAACAACAGAAGAGTTTGAAACTGTTGGTAGTGTTGAACTTTACTTAGAGCACTCTTTGGTCTCCCTTTCAAAATGGGAGTCGAAATACCATAAACCATTCTTGGGGTCAGGAGAAAAAACTTCCGAGGAAATTGCCTACTACATAATGTCTATGGTACAAGATCCAAATGCAACTTATGGGACATTAAATAACTTATCAGAAAAAAACTTAGAAGAAATAAACAAGTACATAGAGTCTTCCCAGTCCGCAACAACGTTTGGTATAATGCCTGAACGAAAAGGCCGTGGGGAAATAATCACATCAGAGCTTATCTATTATTGGCTGGTTGCTTTCAAGATACCTTTTGAATGCGAGAGTTGGCATCTTAATCGGTTGTTCTCTTTGATTAGAATTTGCAACATTAAAAACTCTCCTGGTAAGAAGATGCCTCGACATGAGGTTGCAAATCGAAACAGAGAATTGAATGAGAAGCGGAAGGCCAAGTACGGCACAAAAGGGTAACGAAAGAAGGCGTTATGACAGAACTAACTTGGGGTGATGCTGGAACAAAACATTTTGAACAAGGTTTAGATCGCGGAGTCATATATCTCCCAAACGGAATTGCTGTTCCTTGGAATGGGTTGACCTCAGTTGCAGAAGAGATTAATCAAAATGTAGAGACCGTTAGTTATGATGGAGTAAAGATTCACGACATTGTTTCTTACGGTAGTTTCTCAGCTAAAGTTTCAGCAATCACCTACCCAGATGCAATGCAAAAGCTTGAAGGTACAGCACAGGTTACCAGAGGCATTTACCTTTCTGAACAACCATCAGTTCGTTTTGGTTTTTGCTATAGAACTAGTAAAGGTAACGATGTTGACCCAGAGGTAGGGTATAAGATTCATATAGTTTATAATGTTTCTGCAGTACCATCGGGCAGGACCTATTCAACAATGCCCGATGATCCAGAAGTTACTGAGTTTGAATGGGACATTACAGCCGTCCCACAATACGTAGGAAATTTCAGACCATCCTCACATCTCATTCTTGATTCAAACAAAATTGACCCATTGCTATTAGTACAGATTGAAGAAATTCTTTATGGAAATTCAACAGCTGACGCATCGCTTCTTGATATGGAGGCTTTAGTCACTTATTTGAACGAATGGTTTAGAGTTAAGATCTTTGATAATGGAGACGGCACTTGGACAGCAACTTCTGACTACGAAGGCTATATTTTCCCAAACATGCCGCCTAGTCCAGACTATAGTAACATTCGGATTCAGAACGTTGATTCATATTATATTGATCCATTCACATATGTTATTACTGATTCGTCAATCCAGGTTCCAGACGAAAACGACCCACCTAACGCATACACAGAAAATTACGGAAGTATTTACTGAGGAGGATAAATGGCTACAGTTACAGCTTTCACCGCAGAGCGAAGCAAGCAAATTGAAGATAACGCTATTATTGATGGGGTAGTAGTTGGCGATAATCTTATTCTTAAACGATTTAATGGTTTGAATGATGTTGATGCTGGAAATGTTCGTGGCCCTCAGGGAGATCAAGGTCCAATTGGTATTACCGAAATTCCAACAGGGTCTATTCAGGCTTTTGCTGGATCATCTCTTTCACTACCTCCAGCTTGGTTACTATGTAATGGCACATCTATTGAGAGAACTTCATATAACGACTTATTTACCGTAATCGGAACCGTTTATGGAGCAGTTGATATTGACCACTTCACTCTCCCAAACTTCGCTAACAGAGTTCCAGTAGGGGTTAGTATCACTAAGGCTCTCGGGTCTTTGGGTGGTTCTGAAAATGTGACGCTCGCTGCTTCGCAGTTGCCTCCTCACCAACACACAATTTGGCACGATCATCCAAATGTGTCAGTTAATGTTGATACAACAATTATCAATGCTACTTCTGGTGGGTTTAACCGTCTTGCTGGTGGCAGCTTGGATGCATATTACAATTTACACCGACTTGAGGTTAATATTCCTGCTTTAGACGGAAACTCAGGTTACGGTAATGGCCTTTCCTCAAGCGCGCACACTAACATGCAGCCCTACGTTTCCATTAACTATCTCATCAAGACATAAGATATAAGACAAACTCTGAAAGGAGACTCCCATGGAAATGTCACTTTCATCAAGTGGTGATTTTAAAAACACCGAAAAATTCTTCAAAAAGATCCAGGACGGGAGTTACCTTTCGGATCTGAATCGTTACGGAAAAGAAGGCGTAGATGCCCTTGCTAAAGCAACTCCACGTGACAGTGGCTTGACCGCTCAGTCCTGGGGTTATCGCATAATAAAAAGTAAAATCAACCCAGGAATCGAATGGTTTAACACAAACAAAAACAACGGAGCAAATGTGGCAATCCTTATTCAATATGGACATGGTACGGGAACTGGCGGCTATGTTTCTGGACGCGATTATATCAACCCGTCAATTAGACCATTATTCGACAGAATTGCAGACGATGTTTGGAAGCAGGTGAAGTCATGAGCGGAGTTGATGATCGCGTAGTTAAGTTAACATTCGATAACGCTTCTTTTCAAAAGAATACGTCTGACACCATGTCGACATTAGACAAGTTGAAGTCAAATCTAAACTTTAGCAATAGCACCGATAGCACGAATCAGCTGTCAGCGGCATTCCGGAACTTCAACCTCAACCCATTGTCGACGTCAGTCGAAGCGGTAAGTTCAAAGTTTCTTATTTTAGCTACTGTTGCTATCACCGCCTTGGCTAATATAACAAACAAAGCGGTTGACGCTGGAGCACAGATAATCAAGGCTCTTACAATCACGCCAATCGTAGATGGTTATAAAGAGTACGAGACTAACATCAACTCAATCCAGACAATTCTGGCTAATACCTCGACAAAGGGAACAAACATTACTCAAGTTAACGATGCTCTTGACGAGTTGAACAGGTACGCGGACAAGACAATCTACAACTTCAGTGAGATGGCCAAAAACATTGGTACCTTTACGGCTGCTGGTGTTGATTTGGATACATCGGTTAGATCAATCAAGGGTATTGCTAACCTCGCGGCAATTTCTGGTTCGTCTTCACAGCAAGCCTCTAACGCCATGTACCAGCTTTCACAGGCTATTGCTAGTGGGACCGTTAGACTTCAGGACTGGATCTCGGTTAACAATGCCAACATGGGCGGCGAAGTTTTCCAGAATTCCTTGTTTGAAACTGGCAAAGCTTTGGGTACCCTTGTGGATGTTCCTATGGATCAAACATTTGGTGAATGGAAAGATGCTGGTAACCTGTTCCGAGAGTCACTTAAGGATGGGTGGCTAACCTCAGAAGTTCTTACCACTACCCTTGGCGGTCTGTCTGGAGAGATGGATGCCGCATCCCTTTCCGCGGCTGGATACTCAGACGAGCAGGTCGTAGCAATCCAGAAGATGGCGGATACTGCCGTTGCCGCAGCCACGGAAGTAAAGACCGCGACCCAGCTGGTAAGTGTTATCAAGGAAGCCATTGGATCCGGGTGGGCATCAACCTTCCGCATTATCATCGGCGACTTCATTGAGGCAAAGGGACTATTCTCTGGCATAGCCGCAGGCATCACTGGGCCAATCGAAAGTATAACAACGGCCCGAAACGACCTTCTCTCGGCGTGGAAATTCCTTGGAGGGCGAGACATCATGCTGCAAGGATTTCTCTATGCACTTGCTGCAATTAAGTTAGTCATAAGGCCAATCATTGATGCATTCAGAGCTATCTTTCCACGGAAAACAGCGCAAGAGCTTGTTTCTATGACGGAAGGATTCAGAGATTTTGCTAAAGGGCTTATGATCTCAGAAGATGGTGCTTCTAAATTACAATCGGTGTTCCAAGGAATCTTCTCAATCTTCAAAATAGGAATAGAAGTTGTAAAAGGGATCTTTGGCGTCTTCATAAATCTTGGTAAAGTCCTATTTAGCATCATTGGCGGTTTTTCCGGGGGTGCTGCTGGAGTAGGGGGCTTTGTAACAAAAATCCAGCAACTTCTTGTCGAGAGCGGAGGAATTGAAAAGTTTTTTGCCGTAATAAACTCTGGAATCCAAAAGATTCCCGAGTTTATGTCAAAAGCTCAGCAAGAATTGGCGCCATTCTTTGATAAACTCAAGGAAGGCTTTGCAAAAGTTGCTGAGTTTGCCGAAAAAGCCAAAGATAAGATCGCCGGAGTGTTCGGTGGCGATGGCGGTGGCGGTGGCGGTGGCATCCCAGGGGCTGGGATTATTGCGTCTACAATAGAGAGAATTAGGGAAGTCTTTTCCGGCATTGGTGGTGCAGCTTCGTCTGTAGGAAATTCACTGGGGGGATTTGGCTCAAAAGTTGCTGGATTTTTTACTACTGTGGCTGAGTCAGGAACCAAAATTGGATCAGCAATAATCACACTGTTTAAAGACGTTCTGAGTGGAATTGGCGGAGGCCTTGACTCGGGCTTCTTTATGAATCTTATGAAGAGTGTCGGCGCTGGTGCGTTAGCAGGAATTGCTGTAGCACTTCTCAAGTTTGCTAAAGACGGGTTCAAACTTGATCTCGGATTTTCTGATGCTATTCAGGGTTTAATAGATGTCTTTAGCGAACTTAAGAAAAACCTAAAAGCAATGCAGAGAGAAGTCCAAGCAACGACGCTTCTTAAGATTGCTGCTGCGGTTGGAATACTTGCAGTGTCGCTTCTGGTTCTTTCTGGGATTGATGGCGCTAAGCTTGCCCAAGCCTTAGGATCGCTTGCTGGCGGTATGCTAGCCCTTGTTGGGTCTATTGCCTTACTAGATAAGGTCGAATCAGACCCAGCTAAAATGCTTGCACTTTCCGTATCTCTTATTTTCATTGCTGCAGCAGCAGTACTGCTTTCTATTGGCTTAGCCAGACTCTCAAAAATGAGTTGGGCGGAAATTGGGAAAGGACTAGTTGGACTTGTAGGTATCCTTGCAGTCATGGCTGGCGCAAGTGCTGCGTTCTCAAAGGTTAATGGAAGCTTTATTCGTACCGTCCTTAGCCTAATTATCTTGTCGGCAGCTATTTGGGTGTTCAGCAAAGTCATTAGTTCTATTTCAAAAATTCCTTATAAAGACCTCGGAAAAGGTCTTTCCTTTGTTGCAGTAAGCCTTGGTATTATTGCTCTGTTCGCAAATCTTGTTGATAGCAAAGAACTTAATAAGATCAGCTTCGGATTCCTAATATTCTCTATCAGCCTTGGGGTCCTTCAAAAAGTCATTAAAGCCTTTGCTGAGATTAAAACTAGCGAGCTTATCAGAGGCTTGGCTGGAATGGCTTTGACTATGGGGGTTCTTATCATCTCGCTAAAGAGTCTTCCAGATAATAATGAGCTTATGGCGAAAGCCGCTGGTATTGTTATTCTTAGCGTTGCTCTGTATATTATGTCGGAAGCCATAAAAAGTATGGGTGCACTGTCTTGGGAAGAACTTGCAAAAGGTATCCTAGGACTTGGGATTGTATTATTTGGACTTGTCATTGCGGCAAAACTTGTGACTGGTGCTGTTGCTGGCGCTGCCGCTATGGTAGTAATGGCTGGGGCTTTATTTATCTTAGGTAATGTTATTAAATCTATAGCCGAGCTAAGTTGGGGAGACCTCATCAAGGGTCTTGTCGGTATTGCCGCAGTTCTTCTTATTCTTGGACTAGCTGCTCTTTTAATGAAGCCAATTCTTCTACCACTTATGGGTCTTGGTGTTGCCCTAATCCTCGTTGGCATTGGTTTTGCCGCGTTCGGTCTTGGCGCAATGCTAGTTGCCAAGGCATTTATGCTGATCGCCGATGCTGGTAAGAAGGGTATTGACACTATTATTAACATACTGAATACTCTCATTATGGCTCTTCCAGGATTTATAGAGTCATTTGCCAAAGGCATTGTCCGTATGATCAAGACTTTTCTTGACTCTGGATCAGAACTAATCGATGGTTTCGGAAATATTATTGTTTCTATCTTGGATAAAATCATCGAGATTGCTCCTAAGATTGCCGAGGCTTTTGGTGCGATTGGATCATTAATGATCACATATCTTCGTGAAAAAATTCCCGAGTTCATCACACTTGGTTTTGAAATTCTTGTGGCGTTTATGCAAGGACTTAGTAATAACATTGAGCTTATTGTAACGCTTGCTCTTGAAATTATTGCCAACTTCATGGCTGGTATTACTGCAGGAATTCCTGCTCTAGCAATTGCCGCTACAGACCTGATTGTCGCCTTTATTACCGCTATTGGAGCTAACATCCAGCGAGTCATAGATGCTGGTGCAGATCTTATTGTTAAAATTATTCAGGGTATTAGCGACAATATAGAAAAGATTGTAGTAGCCGTAGGTGAACTTATTGTGAAATTTCTTAATGCAATCGCCGATCAGGCAGAACCAATCATAGCCGCTGGATTTGGTATTCTAGAAAACATCTTGACCGGTCTTGGCTCTGGAGCTGTAAATATTATTAAGACAGTTGGGGGCATTATTGGTGGAATAATTCTTCAACTTTTCATTGAAGGAAACAAGCTTATTGATGAAGGAATTAGACTTACAAAGCTGTTCCTGTCTGGTATGGTTGACAAGACAATTGACTTTGCATTCTTTATGGGCGAATTGATATTGGAACTTCTTGTAGGGCTTAAAGCTGCTGTTGATACGTATGCTGATTCTATCCGAATTGCGTCTCTAGAGCTTGGTGTTGCTATCATTGATGGCATGACTGGCGGAATGGCAACCAAAGCCCAAGAAGCGTACGACAAAATAAAAGAAATTGCGGGGAAAGTTATTGGTTTTGCCAAAGGAATCTTCCAAGAAAATTCACCATCAAAGGTGTTTATTAAGATTGGTAAAGGTGTTGTTGGTGGTCTTGCGATTGGGCTCAACAATGATGCCGAGGTTGTTAAAGCTTCCGAGAATTTAGCTAACGGAACAATTAGTGGTTTTAAAGAAGCACTCAACAAGGCAGCGAAGGGAATGGAGTCCTCTCCAGACTTCACACCTAAGATTCGTCCTGTTCTGGACTTATCTAACGTTCAGAAAGATGCGAAGAGTATTTCTTCCTTGTTTGATTCTAACTCTATCTCCACTATAGAATCCTTTGGTCGTGCTAACGCAATTTCAAGAATGCAGGTTCAATCGGAATCCACTAAACAATCTGCGCAGCAAGGACCAATGGAAATTAAGTTTGAGCAGAACAACTACTCACCTGCGGCATTATCTGCAAGTGATATTTACAGAAGCACCAAGAGTCAGATTGTCTTAGCTAAAGAGGAGTTGGGCGTACGATGAAAGTAACAAATGTAGATCTATATTGTTCGTGTTCAGAGCATGTCCTAAACTTAAGCTATCGAGATCCGGCTTCAACCAATAAGTATAATGTCAAATCTATCTATGGTTTGGATGCAGATGAGATTATATCAAGCTATTACGCAAGTGGGTCTATATCTAATGACCCATTTTATACAATGGCTAGTCCAAAACGCGACATCGTTGTAAGGCTTGTTCTCAATCCAGATTATCAAGCAGGGGAAACGGTGTCAGATTTGAGAGATAGACTTTACCGAGCTATTTCCTCAAATAGAACCGGAGTTGTAGAACTTCGGTTTAAAGACGGAGCAGTGGAACAAGCTAGTGTGAAGGGGTTTGTAAGTAAATTTGAGGCCGCCCACTTTTCGGAGGTTCCAGAACTTCAAATGACCATTACTTGCCAAGATCCAATGTTAAGGGCTCCACTAGACGAAATCATTTCTGGAGAAAGTCTAAACCAAGTATCACCATGGTTCCAGGATCTTGTTTCTACAGCCCCACATGGTGCTACCTTTATATTTAAGGTGGTTGCTGTGGCCAATTCGATTGAATTTACTCAATTTACAGAATCCGGAATCGATCCAGACTGGTCGTTTAAAATTCTACCACCAATAACGGCCACAGAGACTACCTTTATTAATGACGACCTTGTGTATATCTCAAGTATTAATAAACAAAGATCCGTGAGTCTTATCCGAGGTGTTAATAAAATTCAATTGGCTGATAAAATTCAACCATTTTCTGTTTGGCCTGCTATATTTCCTGGAAATAATCAATTTACTATTATTGAATCAACAAAATACAAACTTCATGAAATTAACCACAGACACTCCTTCTGGGGGGTATAATGGACACATTTGTTTATAAACCATCATCTGTTGCAGCTGAAAACGAAGGTTTACTTCTTAAAAATGGTGAGCTTATTTCAGACTGGACAAGTTTAACCTGGATTGAGCGTTATCGTGATGCTTCTGAGTTTACCATAGTTTCGCCACTTGAATCAGGTTTAGTTGATTTACTACCTCGTGGTTCAATTATAGCAAAAGTAAATTCATCAGAATTTATGATTGTTGAAAACCATGAAATCAGTATGACAAAAAACAACTCGCCAGAGATTGTAATTACCGGACGAAGTTTTGACTCATTCTTTGAACACCGAACAATTGGCGATCGAAGTATGACAGACCCAGAACTAGTGGCTGAGTTTAGTGGGGAAAACTGGTATACTTCCGGTAGCCCTGAGGCTCATGCTGCTCAATTGCTTCAGAAATACTCAACTTCAACAACACATAGTGGCGAGACCTATAAAGTAGCAGGAGACAATGCCGGGGATTCTATAGAGAACTTACTAATTCGGTATGTCCCAATTGTTCCGGCTGACCCAGATCTTTCTGATGAGCGTACTCTATCCTGGGGGAGTGTCTATAAAGCTCTGAGTGAATTACTTGATCTTGGAGATCTCGGCATTAAAACTATCCGACCAAGGTGGACTGAAAATCCAGAGCTCGACTCTCTTATAAATCGAACAAGCAATTTCTGTTACGTAGTCATCCACCAGGGCATTGATAAAACTTCTTCGGTTGGATTTTCTGCCGAACGAGGGGAGATTGAAACTGCAGATTACTTTGCATCCAATATTCCTGAAAAGAACTCAGTTATTGTTCAAGGTAAGATCGTTAAAAGAAGGCTCGACACACCTAAGCTTGGGTATTTTAGGCGATCAACACTTGTTGATGGTAGTGATATTGAAGAAGGTTGGACTGACTACCCAACAAACAAAGATAGGTATAAAAACTCTATGTACGCAAGGGCCAAGGCAAATCTTCGTGGAAGCAGTGCAATAGAGATATCAAATGTGGTTCTTGCCGCAAATCTAACGCAGTTTACCTATAGAAAAGACTTTAGCATTGGCGATCTGGTCGGTGTTGAAGGCGAATTTGGCACATCTGGCGTTAGACGAGTTATAGAGTATGCAGAGGTTCAGGACGAGAATGGTTATGTTTCAACACCAACACTGGGAATCACTGAGGAGTGAAAATGTTAAATCTTTCAAATAAAATGTATGATGTTTCTAAAAAGGTTAGTACCATTGGTTTTCCAGCTTTTGCAACGTTATATTCTGCCCTTTCTATTTTATGGGGTTTTGGTTATGTTGCCGAAGTTGTTGGGACGTTAGGAGCAGTTGCTACTTTTGGTGGTGTTATTCTTGGCGTTAGTACTAACACTTTTCAATCAAATCACACAATTGTGCCTTGGACTGAAGAATCCTCATCCTATTCAAATACCTACAATTCGGAGTTTGAGTGAATCCAAGCATCCTTGCCTTTAACCCACCAGATTCTTTCTTAGTCCTTTTAGCTGCTCTTGGCGGCGGTACTATAGCAACCCTGGTTACCGAGTGGTTTCGTAGAAGAAAAACTGGGGCCGAAACAGATGAACTTTCAGCAAAAGCGGTAGACATTATTACCAAGGCAGCAGTTCATTTAGTAGAAAGAACTACTGCATTGGCTGATGCTAGAGAGGCAAAACTTGAAACTAAAATTGCAAATTTAGAAACTCGTATCGATCATTTATCACTTGTGATTGACGGACTTACCGAACAGCTTGAAAGTCACGACATTAAGCCAAAAACTATTCCAATTGTTATAAATCAAAAAAATTAAGGGGGATATTAATGCATTCATACATTGGCGTATTATTGTTCATTCTTGGCATGCTTATCGGAATGATTTTGATGTATCGCGTTAAAAAGAAATCTAAACCTGCTGGGACCTTGTATGCGACCGAATCCATAAAGGGGCGAATACTATACACTTTAGAGCTTAACGAAGATCCCGAGGATTTATTAACAAAAACAAATGTTACGTTTCGAGTAGTCCCACCACACGAGTAGCTTAAACCAGATAGTTCTCGCAGCCAATACAACGCTTATAATGAGACTACCTGAAAGGACAGCAATGTTTAGACTTATTAATAAAGATAGGGATGAAAGAGTTGACCGACTCATCGCCCGTGTTACTGACGATATGGAGATGTATGGTCCAGAATCCGAAGAATACTCCACCTCAATGGCATATTTGGAACGACTTCACGCACTCAAGGCTGAAAGCAAGCCTGAGCGCGTTAGCCGTGACACAATTGCACTTGTTGTTGGAAACATCATCGGAATCCTGGTCATCGTCGCCTACGAACAGAAGCACGTGATGACGAGCAAGGCTTTCGGAACAATCCTAAAGACGAGAAACTAAACAAGCAGACTTAAAGTAGTAAAAACACAAAGGCTGTGCGAGATTTAATAATCCCGCATAGCTTTTGTGTTTTTGCTGTACTGTATACAACGATTGTTTATTTTTGAGTTTTTAAAAAAATTAAGCGGAGTTTCCTCAGAAAAACGAATTCGCAAGAAATACAACGCTTATAATGAGAAGAAAGAATGGAGATTATAATATAGTGCTTAGCACCCATTCATTCTTTTTTTAAAAATTACTAACATGAATAAAGTATCTATTTACAAATACAAAGGAGAAGCATTCACAATGAGTAATCAAAACAATTACGGATGTGCTAATTTAATCTTGGACTGCGTCCTGACAATAATCACGGGAGGACTTTGGCTTATTTGGATTTTTGTTCGGGAGATGCGTAATCATTAATCATGACTACATTTTTTCTCGTCCTAATCATCCTATTTAACTTACCATTTGTCTTCTTTACGTCTGTGTATTTTTACGTGACGTTTAAAAAAAATATGTGTAAAAACCAAGAACTTTGAAAGGAAATACATGACGATCAATAATCTTATTCAACAAGCAACGCACCATATAACCAAAAACTCGCCTATTATTTTGACGGCTGCTGGTGTTACTGGTGTTGCAACAACTGCCTATTTGGCGGCAAAAGGATCGTTTAAAGCGGCTCGAATGATTGATGCCGTCAAAAATGAGTCTCATGACCCAAAAGAACGTATCAAAAACAACATTAAGCTTGTATGGCCGTGCTATGTTCCAGCAGTTCTTTCTGGAACCGTGACTGTAGGAGCAATTCTATTATCGCATAAAGTTGACACAAGCAGAACTGCGGCAGCGGTTAGTGCATATTCCATAACCGAGAAAGCCTTTACACAATACAAAGATAAGGTTGTCGAAGAGATTGGGCAGCACAAAGAGCAAATTATTGTAGACGATATTGCCCAAGAGCAAGTTGAGAAGAATCCTCCGGGAAAAAATAACCTAGTTATTGCAGGGAGTGGCGACGTGCTTTGTTGCGAGCGATACACCGGTAGGTATTTCAACTCAACCATGGAGACTCTTCGTAAAGCACAAAACGACATAAACCAAGAGATTGTAAACCATTTGTATGTACCGCTTGATTCTTTCTATGACATGGTAAAGCTTCCATCAACGGCACACTCATCCGAAATGGGTTGGGACTCATACGAGTTCTTGGAGTTTAAGTTCTCAACCGTTATGACCGAAGACGGACGGCCATGTTTGGCGTTTGATTATAACTACGTCAAGCCAATCTAAGTAACGCATATTATACAACGCTTATAATGAGAAACTATTGAAGGAGTGATCCATGCAAAACTTAAAAGAGTTTTATGCCGTAGATAAACCTGAAGATGAAGACGACTTGCACATTCGGTTTGTGAAAGGTATTCTCGGCTCAATCGCCGGAATACTTGCCGCAATAACTGTAAATGCTATTGTTGATCTATACATTGACAGGTCTAACAACGATAAAGACAAAGACGAAGATAATAACACGATAACTCAGTAATAGCCATCAAACCTAAGCATATGCCCTAACCGGCATGTGTTTAGGTTTTTCTTTTCAAGAAGGAAATCATGCTTAAGAAAGAAATAAAGTACACAACCTTTGACGATGAAGAAGTCTCAGACATCTTCTACTTCAATATTTCAAAGGCCGAGCTTGTTGAGCTTCAGGTCGATTACGTCGAAGGTTTCGACAAAGCTATAAACCGTATTGTCGAAGCTGAAGACACTCAAAAGCTTATAAAAGAGTTTAAGCGCCTTGTATTGTTCTCCTATGGAGAAAAGTCTCCTGATGGAAAGCGGTTCATCAAAAACGACCAGCTCCGTGAAGAATTCGCTCAAAGCGCGGCATATTCTGAGCTATTCATGCAGCTTGCTACCAATGCAAACGCTGCTTCTGAGTTCATAAATAGTGTAATCCCTAAGGGATTAGGAGAAGCTCTGGATCAAGACAAACCGAATGGCCCACCCCCAGCCCCTATCGCACCGATTCAAAACAACCCTAACTTATAAAGGAATCTTATATGGATTATCAAGGGAATACTAATAAAGATAAAGAAAAAAACCAGGAAACAAACAAAGATGTTACTGAAAAGGTAAAGGCTCCTAAAGACGAATCAGATCGAGAAACAAAGCTCGAAAAGGTTGTATCTGGAGAGGTTGTTACTCGAAAGAAGCCTCTTGGAAAGCGCGTTAAGGAACTCTTCCTTGGAGGGGAGTTCAAGTCTGCTGGGCAGTACTTGGCAGCCGAAGTTCTTCTTCCTGCGTTCCGTAATCTCTTGGTTGATGCAACTACAAAGGGTGTTGAGCGCGTAGTCTATGGAGATTCTTCTCTTGCAAGAGGGAGAGCTCCTTCGGGATATTCTCCTAAGGTTACTTACAATACCCCGATAAATCGTGGATATTCTCGAAATGAAATGACTAGGGCTAATCTCCCAGATCAACCTAGTCGACCACGACCACGGAATGACGGAACCGAACTTATTCTTGCTTCGCGCAGTGATGCAGAAATGGTTCTTGAAAGGCTTCAGGATGTAATTGATCGTTATCAGGTCGCATCGTTGGCTGACCTACACGAGCTTGCTGGAATTCCAACTACGTATTTGGATAACAAATTGGGTTGGGAGTCTTTGCGATTTGCAGAGATTCGTCAGGTTAGAGAAGGATATTTATTGGATCTTCCGCCCACCGAACACATCTAAAGGAGGTATGATGGGTGGTAATGTAGAAAGAGAACAACTAAAAAAAGTATACCCATCTAAGACGTGGGCTAAAAAAGTAGACAACATGTCCGATCAACAAATCACGGCGATTTATATTCGTCTCCAATCTGAAAGAAAGCTAGGTAGGTAGTTATGAAATTTATTCCAAACTCAGTAACTCGATCTGTGGCAAACAAAGTTTTGACCACAAAAAAGCAGTCCCCGCATATTTTCTTTGCTGCGGGTGTAATTGGTATTGTTGGTGCAACTGTTATGGCTTGTCGTGCAACACTAAAGCTTGATGAAACTCTGAATGATATTCAGAGGGACATAGAAGCAATTAAACCGGACGAAGTTACTAACAAAAATGCGGATTACTATAAAGACGTTGGATACGTTTATAGTAAGAATCTTATCCGTGTTGGTCGTCTGTATGGCCCTTCAGTGGCTCTTGGTGCGGTATCTATCGCAGCCCTAACTGGGTCGCACGTCAGTCTTGCCCGGCGCAACACAGCGCTAAGTGCTACTGCAGTAACTCTTGCTCAGGCATTTGACAACTACCGTGTTCGGGTCAAGGCAGAACTTGGCAACGAGCGTGAGTTAGATATTTACCATTCTGTTGAAAACAAGATTATCTCGAAAGTTGATGGCTCAAAAGAGATTGTAAAAGTAGCAGATCCAAACTCATGGTCCCCGTATGCACGATTCTTTGATGAGTACTCGCCCTATTGGGAGAAAAATGCTGAGTTGAATCGAGTCTATGTCAACTGTCAACAAAACTACTTCAATCATCGACTACAAGCACATGGGCACGTCTTCTTGAACGAAGTGTACGACACGTTTGGTATTAAACGAACTAAAGCTGGTCAGGTTGTCGGCTGGATCATTGGCAAAGACGGTGATAACTATATAGACTTTGGTATGTATGCCTGCCATAACAGAGACTTTATTAACGCAAGTGAACGTTCAATTCTTCTAGACTTTAATGTTGACGGAGTTATCTATGATAAGCTGGGAGGCGCGTAATGAATGAACAATTAAAAGTGCTTGTAATGCCGGTTACGGTCGGGGTGGTTGCGTTCTGCGGAGGCCTAAGCCTTGGATACATGTTTGGAGCTCGACGTAAAGTCACAGTTTATGTGGATCGTAAAGAACCAATTCACCCACAAAAAGTTGTTATCGAGCCAAAAACAGAAATGGAAATTGACAAACCAGCCTTTGTTGAAAAACGTCAAATCGTACTCACGCCTAACCCAGATCCGGCGGATATAAAGGTTGATCATGAAGCAAAAAAGCTTCGTGAAAGATTGACCGCAGACCACGGGTATTCAGAAGCAAACAAAATTATTGAAGATATGAAGCGCGCTTGGGTAGACGAGTATGCCGAGTCAGATGAAGAAAGAGTAGTCAATGTGTTTGCTGGAACTTCAGAAAAATGGAATTACGACGAAGAGTTAAGGAATAGGACAAAAACTGCTCCGTACGTCTTACACAAAGACGAGTTTTGGGCAGAAGAGTCTGGGTATGAGCAATCAACTCTGACATATTTTCAAGGAGATGATATCCTTGTTGACGATAAAGATGTGCCAATCTACAACCACAACATTGTTATTGGTGAATTGAAGTTTGGGCATGGATCCGGAGATCTTAACGTGTTCTATGTCCGAAACGTTGGGCAGCAAGCAGAGTATGAAATTCTAATGGATCGTGGAAGTTACGCGATTGAAATACTCGGACTTGATGCAGACCAATTCCAGGAAAAAGAAGAGTCAATTCGTCATTCTTCGACAAAGTTCCGACCGGATGATTGATTATGTCGGAATCGGTCGATGATCTATATTTGGGTTGGCTCCAATCAAAAGTGTTGCTTCGTAATCAACCATGGTATAACTACAGCAATCTTATAAACACCTTACATAATGTAGAGTATATTTGGTTAATTTTGGGAGATGATAACCGAGCGGATGATGGTGTAGATCTAAGATTTGAGTTTCTAAGAGACTCAAAGATTATTGTAAACTCCGTCTGGCTTAAACAAAGTTGCTCTGTCCTTGAGATGTTTGTGTCCTTCTCAAGGCGGGCAAACTTTCAAACGGATAAAGACCCTTGTCACTGGTTTTGGGAATTTATATCGAACTTGGAGCTATCGCATCTGCATAATGATAATTTTGTTATGGATGAGTTTTTAGATAAAATTAACACTTTTGTGTGGAGAACATACGAATACAACGGAAAAGGAGGTATATTACCTTTGACAAATCCTCAAAGCGATCAACGCGAAGTTCAAATCTGGGATCAATTCTTTGCCTATCTTGAAGAAAATAATTGTGAATGACGGGAGGTTCTGTGGATTTTTATAAGATTGTCGTTAAAGAAACTAAAGAAGGAACACTACAGATCCGCCCTGACTGGAAAGTTGGGCGTTCTAAAGATCTTATGACTCGTGGTGGCACATTCTACGCCATTTGGAATGAAGAGCTTAGTCTCTGGTCAACGGATATTTATGACGTTCAACGCCTTGTAGACGATGACTTAAGGCGATATGCTACAGAGTTAGAGTCTAAAAGTGGAAACACGTACAAAGTGGCAACTATCGAATCCAATTCAACAAGATTGTGGGATGAATTCCAGAGGTTCATTAGAAACAGTGGTAACAACAGCAACAACCTCGATGATAAGTTAACATTTGCTAATACTGAAGTAAAAAAGTCGGATCACGTCAGTAAAAGATTGCCCTATTCTTTAGGGTCGACTAAATGTAATGCTTGGGAAACTATTGTTAGTACGCTATATTCTGAAGAGGAACGTGCTAAAATTGAGTGGGCTATTGGCGCAGTGGTCTCGGGGGACTCAAAACATATTCAGAAGTTTCTGGTGTTTTATGGTCCTCCGGGAAGCGGTAAGTCGACAATCCTAAACATCATCGGAGATTTGTTTACTGGTTATACTTCAGTGTTTGACGCCCGAGAACTTGCGGGCAACAACAATGCGTTTGCTACGGCAGCGTTTAAATCCAATCCTCTTGTCGCAATCCAGCATGATGGAGATCTATCAAGGATTTATGACAACACCAAACTAAACTCAATTGTAGCACATGAAACAATGACCGTTAACGAAAAGTATAGAACACCGTTTGAATCTAAGTCTAATTCCTTCTTATTTATGGGTACTAACCTGCCAGTTAAGATAACAGACGCAAAGTCAGGTATCATTAGAAGATTGATTGACGTCGTCCCAACACAAAGAACTATTGAGCATGATCTATATCACGAGTTAATGGATAGGATCAAGTTTGAATTGGGCGGGATTGCATATCACTGTTTAGAAAAGTATATTTCAATGGGTTCTAACTACTATAGCAATTACAAGCCCACAGAGATGATGCTTCAAACCGACGTATTTTACAACTTTATTGAAGCGTATTTTGATATTTTCAAAGACAATGACGGCGTTACTTTAAAAAAAGCTTGGTCTTTGTATAAAGAGTTCTGTTCTGAGACTGGCATTGAAAAGATGCTACCTCAGTACAAGCTTCGCGAACAGTTGAAAGATTACTTCTTTGAATTCCATGAAAGATACCGTGAGGATGGAGTCGACTTGAGGAGCTATTATAAAGGGTTTAAGCATATGTCACCGAACCCACCACAACCTGGGTTCCCTATCAAGACGGATAAACCAAACCACATTGATCTAAGTGAAACTGTATCTGTCTTTGATCAGTTGCAATCTAACATGCCAGCTCAGTATGCCAACGAGCAAGGTATTCCTGAAAAGAAGTGGGAGAATGTAACCTCAACTCTAGTTGACCTGGACACAACGAAGCTCCACTACGTTAAGATTCCAGAAATCTACATTGTCATAGACTTCGATCTTACGGACGAAAATGGCGAAAAGTCTTTGGAAAAGAACTTGGATGAAGCAAACAAGTGGCCAGCGACTTATACTGAGTTAAGTAAAAGTGGTCGCGGACTGCATCTACACTATGAGTACACTGGTGGAAATGTACATGAGCTTTCTAATATTTACAGCGTTGGTATCGAGACCAAAACTCTACTCGGAGACTCATCACTTCGCCGAAAGCTGACTTTTTGTAATGACGTAAACTTGACGCCGCTTAACAGTGGTCTCCCAAAAAAGGAGAAGAAGATGCTTAATGCCCAGAGTATTAAGAGCGAAAAAGGGCTTCGTGATATAATAACAAGGAACCTTCGGAAAGAGATTCATCCAGGGACAAAGCCCTCCGTGGATTTCATTCACAAAATTCTTGATGATGCTCACGAGTCTGATCTGTCCTATGATGTTAGAGATCTCCGAGGGGATATTCTTGGGTTTGCCTCTAAAAGCACAAATCATTCCTTGGACTGCATCAAAGTTGTTCAAAAAATGCAGTTCGTAGGAAAGAAAGAAATGCCTGAAATTACAGACATGGCAAATAAACCCATCGTATTCTATGACGTTGAAGTTTACCCAAACTTGTTCGTTGTGTGTTGGAAAGTCAAAGACACTGATGAAGTAGTAAAGATGGTTAATCCAGAACCTAAAGATATTGAACCACTACTTTCGCAAAAGCTTGTCGGATTCAACAATCGTCGGTATGACAATCATATTTTATATGCGCGGTTCCTTGGTTACTCAAACGAGGAACTTTACCATCTAAGTCACAAAATCATAAATGGGGCAAATTCTCGTCAGGTATTGTTTGGAGAGGCATACAACCTCTCTTATGCGGATATTTATGACTTTAGTTCTAAAAAACAAGGGCTTAAAAAGTTCATGATCGAACTTGGTATTCGTCATATGGAAATGGATATTCCTTGGGATGAGCCTGTAGATGAAGCCCTTTGGGACAAGGTTGTTGAGTATTGCGAAAACGATGTCATTGCTACCGAAGCTGTATTCAACAGCAGAAAGCAAGATTTTGTTGCAAGAGAAATTCTATCGGAACTATCTGGGCTTTCCGTCAATCATACTACTCAAGCCCAGACATCTAAAATCATATTTGGAGATGCCAAACGTCCTCAAAACTCGTTTATTTATACCGATTTGAGTAACCAATTTCCGGGATATAAGTTTAATGGAAAAGAAAGCACCTATCGCGGAGAAGTAACAGGAGAAGGAGGTTATGTTTATGCAGAACCAGGAATATACAAGAACGTTGCCCTTTTGGACGTTGCGAGTATGCATCCAACGAGTATCGAAGCCTTACATTTGTTTGGACAATACACGGAGGCCTTTTCAGAACTCAAGAAAGCACGTATGGCGATTAAACGTGAGGACTACACAGAAGCCAGGACTTTACTTGGAGGTAAACTTGAAAAGCATCTGGGGGATACTCAGGATGCTAAGGCATTGTCCTACGCTCTTAAGATTGTCATCAACAGCGTTTACGGGCTTACTAGTGCACGATTCGAAAATCCATTCAGGGATAACCGTAACAAGGATAACATCGTAGCTAAACGCGGAGCCTTATTTATGGTAGACCTAAAACACGCTGTTAAAGAGCAAGGGTTTACTGTTGCACACATCAAAACGGATTCGATCAAGATTCCCAATGCAACGTCAGATATTATCGAATTTGTAGTAAATTTTGGGAAGAAGTATGGCTATGACTTTGAGCATGAAGAAACTTACGATAAGCTTTGTCTTATCAACGATGCGGTCTATATTGCTAAGAATGGTCCTGAGTGGACTACTGTTGGTGCTCGTTTCCAGCATCCATACGTCTACAAAAAACTTCTCTCAAAAGAACCCATAGAATTCAATGACTACTGCGAAGCAAGAAGCGTCATGCAAGGAATAATGTACCTTGACTTTGTTGGTGACGGCGACCAAAACAATTTTAGACACGTTGGTAGGACTGGAGTTTTTGTTCCCGTTGTTGAAGGAGGAGGAACCCTTCTTCGAGTAAAGGATAATAAATCCTATGCAGTAACAGGAACAAAAGGATATTTGTGGATTGAAAAAGAAGTTGCAGAAAACCGTGTACAGAATGGTGAAGATCCACACATTGACCAATCATATTTTAGAAAGTTAGTGGATTCGGCAATTGAATCTATCGAGAAATTTGGATCATACAAAGAGTTTATTTCATAAAAAGAAAACTTCAAATACTTTAAATAAGGAGATAATAATGAATAATGACATATTCGAGGAAAGTTCTACTATTGAGGAGAAAATTAAATGAGTAACGAAGCTAAGACCTTTATGGTTGAAGATGCACAAATCATTTTCCGTAACTTCACAGGTAAGGAAGGGCAGTACAATAGGGAAGGTGATCGAAACTTCGCTGTTATTCTTGACAAAGAAGTTGCGGTGAAGATGTTGGAGGACGGGTGGAACGTCCGATACCTTGACCCTAGGGAAGAAGGGGATTTACCTACACCCTATATTCAGGTGGCAGTAAACTTCAATGTCCGTCCCCCACGAGTTATTATGATCTCCGCCAACAGTCGTACGCAGTTAGATGAGGATAGTGTTGAGGTTTTGGATTGGGCCGATGTTGAGTTTGCAGACCTAATTGCTCGTGGGTATGACTGGAATGTTAATGGTAAAACGGGAACAAAGGCATATTTGCAGTCTCTCTTTATCACGATACATGAAGATGAACTAGAGCGTAAGTACTCCAAAAATCAGGACCCAAGCTGATGAATTGGGATATTCTGTTAGGAGCTTGTATCATGCTGTTTGGCGTCTTGTCGGGATACGGAATTTCGCAAGCAGCTACCAACCCAATTTCGAAGGAGAATTAAAGTATGGAATTTCAGACGTTTGTCCGTAAGCCTTTTGTTGTAGAGGCAATTGAAGTAACCGTTGAGAACATCAATGATATTTCTGAGTTCGTAGGCACTATGCGTACAAAGGATGACGGAACACCTTATATTCAAGTTGATCGTCGTCTCATCCCGAATGTTTTCCGAGTCTACCCAGGGTTCTGGATGACTAAGATGGGTGACAACATTCGTTGTTATTCGGAAAGAATCTTTAACGAGCAGTTTATTGCAATAGAACCTGAAACACAGTCTTGGGTTGACTTCCTAAACAAAGAAGAGGATGAAAGTGTTCGCGAGGTCATTAAAATTCCTGGTGATGCACAGTTCGCAGTAGATGAAGAAGAGATTTTATACGTTAAGCTTGAGGCTATTGCGGAAAGTATTGCGGAGATTGTATCAGATTGATAATAAGTTAGACGCAGGTAGTTAATATTTTAGGGCGCTAGAACCTATTGCGAGAGTTCTACAGTCTGCGGAGAGTAACCCTATGACTCCCGGTCAGGCCGCCCAGTTCGCAATTAATACAATGCTTATAATGAGAGAAGAGGTAAGATACGAAGGTGTATAAGAGAAAACTTATACCTACCTGGCGGCACCTGAAAAAGTGCTTAACGACTAGTTTTCGATAGGCTAGTAACCCACGCTTCTCTTTTTTTCTTTACCAACTAATTAGGAGAATAAATGATATTAACCTGTGCTATTGGAAAGCTTGAGTTTGATGACAACATCAACATCAGCACGGCAAAACTTATTCGAGACGCAATCATGGGATCTATCTTAAATCCAAGAGATGGAACCAAGCTTAAGACTCAAGAAGATTGCTTCAGGTATGCAAAAGACTATCACCCAGAAGGGTATAAGTTAAGTTCGGTAATAATACTATCAAGAACCAATAATGGAGGAAAGCAATGAGTAAAGTTATAGAGGTAAAAATTTCTATAAAACCAGCGATTTTTATAAAAACAACGTTAAGGCTTTGGTCTATAGCACTCGTTATGGCAGCAAGTGCCTACGCGTTACAGGATGTTATAACTACCGTTACAAAAGAGTAACTCTTTTATATTTCCTCTGGCCCGGAGGAAAGTGACCTAGATCGCTCGCGTAACATAACCGGGTTTACATCTAATCGTCACACAAACTGATAACTGTCCCTTTTTTAGAGTGGCAGAAAAACAGTAAGGTAGTGCGGAAACCACTGCTGGGTACCTTTCGCTCCTGTGGGCGTCTCCCCGCCTGAGCACGCGGGATACAAACTGCTCCTATTCGCAAACAACTAATGGAGGAAATAATGCGTAAGTTCATTAAAATTCGTGGTGATGCACAGTTCGCAGTAGATGCAGAAGAGATTTTATACGTTAGGATTGAGGCTATTGATTCAACAAAGCCATTGCCAAGGTATCACATTCATCTTAAGCTCCGTAATGGAGACGACTTCTATGGTCTTGACAGCTTTGCTGGAGAAGCCCAAAAAGAACTAAATAGTATTATTCAAGAGCTTGGTGAAGTTGTAGACCTAGATATATAATACATCTAACTCGTAGGAGTAATAATGCTTAAATTATTTAAATGCCGAAGTACTTACGGTGAAGACTTTAAATGTGAACGCTTTTTATTCCATCGTGGGCTTCATTACAAGAAGTCTTCTCGATACCCATATGTAAAACTCCGTTGGACTAGGTAAAACTCGCAGAATTTACAACGCGTATAATGAGAACAAACCCACTAATCATTGGAGAAATTATGAATGGCAACCTAATGAATGCTTTGGCAAAGAGCCCAACAAGTGGTAAAAGAGAGTTCGCAATCACAACAGTAGAATTAACATCCAAAGCCTTAATAGGCATCATGGCTGTTGAAGCCGTACTTGTTGCATGTGCGCGGGACTGGCTTTTATCATTAATGAGCGACAGCCCATATAATGCAATTTGGAATGAATCCACTACATTACTTAAAGATGTAATAGTAGAGTTTGATCAAAAACAAAACTGCGAGTAAAAACGCAAAGAAGGAGACCCACACGGGTTTCCTTTTTTTGTCGTATAAGGATAACTACTAAGAATGTGTAATGAAGACTTAAAGAGTAACATTCTGTAGGTGTTATACATGTTAAGATTAAATCCAATATATGGCACGACTTATATTTACCAACTAATTAAGGAGTAATAAACAATGCATCCTGGAATGAAGTGCAACGTATGTAATTTGGTTTGTACAGAAAACGAAAGAACTGAAGATGGTTATTATGCAGACCCATGTCTAGGTGTGCTCCCCGGAGTTATATTTGCTTGCTGTGGTCATGGGAAAAAAGATTACGGGTACGTGGCCTTTGAAAACGGAGCCACGATTAGATTTGATCTTATTATAAGTGAGTTTCAAAAGTTTTCCAAGCACAATAACTTCATAGGACGTGAGTGAATCGCAGAATTTACAACGCCTATAATGAGACAACTCACCTACCAAGGAGACTTAACCATGAATGACAACCACATCAATACTATGACCGAGACCACCGAAGATGATACGAGTGAGTTTCCAACCACAGCAATGACATTAGTAGCTTGCGCCGTAATAGGCGCTACGCTTCCAACAGTCGCGCGCTTTGGATGGAACTATATTCGTACCGGATTTGAGAGCTTGCGTCCTAATAAAGATTTGGAAGCGGTTTATTACATAAGTGAATCTGACGAAGATGAGAATAATCAAAACTGCGAGTAAAAACGCAAAGGAGGAGACCCCACAAGGGTCTCCTTTTTTGTCGTATAGGGATACTATTTATAATAAAACAACCAACTTCATAGGACGTAAGTAAATCGTATATAATACAACGCTTATAATGAGACAACTACTGGAGGAATTATGAAATTTACATCAGGATATATGTTGGGCGCAATTACCGTAATTGCACTCGGAGGATCATTCCTAGCTGGAATCATTGCCAAGATGGCAATTGATGAAAAGATAGAAGAAACTCTGACGCAAACTCGGACAAATGCAACCAACTCAGTTCTGAATATGTTCAAAACCAAAAGTAACTGACTAAAAAGGGGGAGCCTAACATGGCTTCTTCTTTTTTCATAAATGCCTTAGAAAGAGGACAAATGTTTCAGTTTATAAATGGACAATATGGTTATGTGGTAGAGCTTGGTGAGAAGTTTCCACCGTTGCCTGTCACTGGAGTTGGTGACGAGATTCCATTTGCGGCGGCTTTGACTAACTCGATTCAGAATGGAACAATCAAAGAGCCGGGTAAGTATTTTATTCACTTTACGAATGATGATTTAACCTCATTGAACTATGAAGTTTCTCGTGTATATGAACGTGACCAATAAAATCGCAGAATCTACAATGCCTATAATGAGACAACCTATAAGGAGACATTATGAACAAAATCAAAGAAGTTGCTATCAACACCAAGAACCATCTGAAGCGTAACACCGTTTCTTATGCCTTAGGAGCACTTGCTATTTCAGCAATTGCCCTACAGCAAAAGAACGCAAAATCCTTCTATACGTTCCTGGAAAGTGAAGGCATTGACGTGATGAAGTACCTTAATGACGAACAATATGAAGAACTCTAAAAAAGGAAGGAGCCTAACATGGCTTCTTCTTTTTTTAATCGCAGATAATACAACGTCTATAATGAGCCTACCAAGGAGACATAAATGTTTGAAATCTTTCTATTAATCATTTTATTCATCCCTCTCGCAATTGCAGCTATCGCCATTTGGGCGATGAGTGTACTTGTGGGACGGATGTTTCGACTGATCTCAGGAATATTTGGACTAAGTGCCCGATAAAGCTTTAAAGAAGGAGACCCACACGGGTTTCCTTTTTTGTCTTGATTTACTCGCAGAATTTACAACGCGTATAATGAGAACAAACCCACTAATCATTGGAGAAATTATGAATGACAACCAAGTTGATACTATGACCGAGACCACAGAAAATGGTACAAAAGAGGTCGCAATCACAGCGGCGACATTTGCAGCAGGCGCATTAATATTCGTCGTGCTTAAAAGAGTCGTACGGTATGTGAGGCGAGACTCTATTACACCATTAATGTGGAGCCGGCAATTTAACCCAGTTTGGCAAGAATCCACTAAAGTAATTCAAGATATGGATTGAAAACTCGTAGAAGGAGGGGACCCCACAAGGGTCTCCTTTTTTGTCTTGATTTACTCGCAGAATTTACAACGCCTATAATGAGACTACCAACAAGGAGTAATCATGATCTGGACTATCGGATATCTCATCATTGCATTCGCTGCTATAGCGACTCTAGCCAAAGTTCTATGGAATCTTTATACGATTATCACAGAGCTTGAGCATGAGTTAGACTATGTGTACGAACTCATTGGTGAGCACATCGTTAACCTATCAGAAAACAACGAGTAGGAGTTAAAAGAAGGAGACCCACACGGGTTTCCTTTTTTTGTCTTGATTTAGTCGCATATTATACAATGCTTATAATGAGACCAATAAGGAGCAAATAATGATAAAAAAATTCCTAGACCTTGTAAATGCCAATAAACAACGAGCAGAAGATAGACGTCGAGAACGAAACAAAAACTTCGTGATCGGCGGAATTATCCTAGCTATTGTATTAGCAACAAAAGACAAAGGAAAACGTAATCATTAAAAACAATTTATTTCGACTCAAGACCGAGGCCCTACACAAGGGCTTAGGTTTTTTGACCCGTATACGTTGCATACTATAAAATACCTTTAATGAGACAACTACCTACCAAGGAGTAATTATGTTAGAACAAGACGTGATAAATATGTTGTACGGAATTATGAACGCGATTAAGACCACTCAACCAAAGACTGATCGAGAAATAAAATTTTTTAATAGTCTGACAAAAGAGCTGGACAAGATTAAGGACAACCACCCAAAACTGTACATGAGCGCACGCGCTCATTACATCCAAGATTACATCGACGAGCAGAACTGACTCAAGACCGAGGCCCTACACAAGGGCTTAGGTTTTTTTTGTCGTATAGTGTAACCAAAGGAGAAATAATGATACCAATCTCAGGTGAGCCACTATCAGTAGAGCATGCGTTATCTATTGCGGAACAAGTTGAGTATCGCCAAAATCATTTTCGGGATGAAATGTTGTATACCAGCATTGCTGTGATTCTTATGAACTATGGGGAACAATTCCGAGAACTACGCTGTATCAATGGAGAATGGGGTGGTGTAAAAAGAGATATTGATGCTAGTGGAGGTATCCCGACTTGTCCGGACGGTCACCCCATATTCGAAGAAGCAAATCGAGTTGCCCTTGGGTGGGTTGGTGAGGAGTTTTGATGGAGGAGTTTGAGCCACAAGAATTATTTGACTTTTGGATGCTTATTTACTTTGCTAAAAATTTTGGTACTATAGATAGTAAGGATTATGATGATAAAACTCATGGACCACCAGACAGAAGCAATAGAAAGGCTCGGTAATGGAAAGATATTGTGGGGAGGAGTTGGAAGTGGAAAGTCACTTACGGCACTTGCTTACTACGCTAAAAGAGAATCTCCAAAAGACATCGTAGTCATCACTACTGCAAAAAAAAGAGACACTCTTGATTGGGAACGAGAAGCTGCTAAACTTACTATTTCCACAAATAAAGAATATACTGTAGATGGTGCTCTCATTGTTGAATCCTGGAACAACATTGGTAAGTTTGAAGATTATGAATATTGTTTTTTCATTTTTGATGAGCAACGACTTGTTGGTAATGGCTCTTGGGTTAAATCATTTATAAAGATTGCTAAGCGAAACAAATGGATTATGCTCAGTGCCACACCAGGAGACAACAGGTTAGACTACGCTCCGGTATTCATTGCAAATGGATTCTTTAAGAACATAACTGAGTTCAAGATGAAGCATGTACTGTATGCGTCATATTCCAAGTACCCAAAGATTCGTGGCTATCTTAACGAGCGTCACCTAGAGGTACTACGCAATGATATTCTCATTGAGATGCCTTTTATCAAACATACCGAGAGAATGCTAAATTATATTGAAGTGGGCTTCGACCGTAAGAAGTTTGATGTAGTCCTGAAAAATCGTTGGAACCCATACAAAGATCAACCCATTCGCGATATTTCAGAAGTCTTTCGACTAATGCGTAGAGTTGTAAATGAAGATACATCACGACTAGATATGATTCGTAAGCTAATGACGTGCCACAATAGGTTAATCATATTCTACACATTTAACTACGAACTAGAACTACTAAGAACGTTAGGTGGTTGTATTGAGATTGGTGAATGGAATGGTCATCGTAAGAATCCTATACCGGATAGTGAAAGGTGGGTTTATCTTGTTCAGTATACTGCAGGTGCTGAAGGTTGGAATTGCACGTCCACGGACGCTATGGTCCTCTACTCCCTAACATATTCTTGGAAGAACTTTACTCAGGCTCAAGGTAGAATAGACCGTCTTGATACCCCTTTCACAACACTTTACTACTATATCTTGTGGGCAAATTCGGAGATTGATAGAGCTATACGCGATGCACTTGACTCTAAGGAAACCTATAACGAGAGAAAATACATAGCTAAAATGCTTGAAAACGAGCCACTTGAAATCGATGAATGTTAAAAAAGCGAAATATTTGGTCAGATTTGACGGACGAACAAGGTGTGTGAATGTGTATGAAAGTGTGTTAAATTATACGAAACAACCAAATTTATTATGCGTTTTTAGTGATAACCAACTTTGTGGTGATCGTCAAATCTAAAACTCAAAAAGTACTACGTATTTATACCCCCCTCTATACGACTTAATATATGAAGAGAGTATAGAGGTATGACATTTTACCCACAACTCTTTGTTACCCAAAACTGGTCAAATCTGGCCAAAAGGAGAATTAGACAATGCAAGAGGTCTGGAAACCAATCGAAAGATTTACAAGTTACAGTATAAGTTCGTTTGGAGAAGTCTTAAACCACCGAACAGATAAGCTAATGGCAAAAAGCCGAACAATGCAGGGCGACTACAAAGTAACACTCGTACAGTATGGTGTAAGACTAACTAGATCCATAAGAGTTCTTGTGGCAGAAGCATTTGTTGATCCTCCATATTTTGGCCCAAGCGATTATGGAGTATTCTGTGATACCGTCATTATGCTGGATAATAACAAAGAGAACACGTTTGCACCAAACCTAGCATGGCGACCTTCTTGGTTTGCATGGAAGTATTCTCGACAGTTTGTAGAAGATCAACCAGAAAGCTATTACATAAAAAGAGTTAGTAATGTAGACAATAGTAAAGGATATCCGTCAATCATTGATGCGGCTATTAAGGATGGGCTTCTATTTGAAGATGTCTGGAAATCAGCTACAATGGGAACCGCAGTATACCCAACAGGAGCACACTACATATTTGGATAACGTATACTCTCGTTAAGAATACAACGCTTATAATAGAGAGACTCTGGATATGCAAACGCATTTCTTTACTTTTTCAATTGGAGGGACATGCAAGAAAGTAAATATCAGAACGACATCATAGTACGTCTTGGTAGGCTTCTACCTGGATGTTTTGTTATTAAGAATGATCCGTCTTATATACAAGGGATTCCAGATCTTCTTATTTTGTTTGAGGATAAGTGGGCAATGCTTGAGGTTAAGTGCTCCGCTGATGCTCAAACTCAACCAAATCAACCGTACTATATCGAATGGTTTAATAGACTGTCTTTTGCGGCATTCATATACCCAGAAAACGAGGAGAATGTTTTAAATGCTCTTCAACAAACATTCAGAGTTGCAAGGCAAGCACGCCTTTTTGAGCCCGAGTAGTAACAGTTGGTTAAATTATGACGACCAAAAGCTAAAGCTTAGATTTCAATCTGCTCAAGCTTCTCGTAGAGGAACTGATTTACACGACTTAGCTCATGAAGCAATTCGACTAGGCGTCAAGCTAGCAAAAAGTAATCAGGCGTTATCAACATACGTTAATGACGCTATTAGCTACAAGATGTTTTGTGAGCAACTTTTATATTTCTCTGAAAACTGTTTTGGCAGCGCAGATACAATTTCTTTTAGAAGAAACAAACTACGAATCCATGATCTAAAAACTGGAATTATAGCCGCCAAAGAAAAACAGTTGGAAGTGTATGCTGCATTATTCTGTTTAGAATATAGCATATCTCCGTATGATATTGACACCGAATTAAGGATCTATCAAAGAGATGAGATTCGAGTATACGAGGCGATTCCTGAATCTATTGACACAATCATGGAAACAATTGTCCGTCACGATGCACGACTCAGAGAAATTAGAAACGATGATAACCTATAAAATTAGAAAGAAGTTTTTCTGATGGAATTAGAAACAACGGAATATTTAGTACACTATGGAATTATCCGTCGATCAGGAAGGTATCCTTGGGGATCTGGTGGTAGTAACGAAGGAAGCACCTATGTTACCGAGAATAATAGAACTTTCTTAGATTACGTAAAGTCGTTGTTTAAAAAAGGTATGACTGAGTCCCAAATTGCAGAGGGATTCGGAATGTCAACAACTCAATTACGGGCAGCCCGTACCTTGGCTAAGTCCGAGCAAAGAGCGTCTGATATTTCTATGATTGAGCGTCTAAAAGAAAAGGGAATGTCAAACACCGCTATTGGCGAGCGCATTGGCATGCCTGAGGCTACAGTTCGATCACTACTTAAACCCTCAGCTAAGCTTAGTAGTGACTCTATTCAGTTATCTGTGGATGCTCTTAAAGCACAAGTCGATGAGAAAGGTTACCTCGATGTTGGTGTAGGCACTGAGAACTTACTTAACATCAGTAAAGAACGACTTAATGTCTCCCTAGAAATTCTTCGTGCTGATGGATATCAAGTGTACTCTAACATTAAAGCACCACGTCTAAATACCGCATTCGACACAAGGCTTAAGGTACTTACAACTCCAGACAAGACCTTTATTGATGTTATTAAAAATAAAGATAAGATTTCACAGGTCAACGAAAGACTTAACGATACCGGCGAAACATTGCTTGGTATCGAAAAACCTTTAGCACTCAACTTAAAGAGAGTTGATATAGTCTATGGGCCTGACGGTGGAGCTCTAAATGATGGTGTAATGTATGTCCGTCCTGGAGTAGACGACGTTAATCTTGGAGGGTCAAGTTATGCACAAGTAAGAATTCAGGTTGGTGCTGGACACTACATAAAGGGTATGGCTATCTATAAGGATGGGCTTCCTGATGGTGTAGATGTACAGTTTAACACTAACAAAAAGGATACAGGAAATAAGCTTGATTCACTAAAGGAACTTACCCGAGATGACAAAGGTGCCGTAGACAAAGACAACCCGTTTGGCACGGTGATCAGTAGACAGATTGGTACAGAGCTTCCTAATGGGAGGGTAAAGGTTACGTCAGTAGTAAACATTGTGAATGAAGCGGGTGATTGGTCTAACTGGTCCGACACTATAGCATCCCAGGTTCTGTCTAAGCAGCCACCAAAGCTTGCTAAAGAACAACTGGATATGACGTATGAGGCTCGTAAGAACCAGCTTGATGAGATAATGACATTGACTAACCCTACTGTAAAAAGGAAGATGCTTGAAGACTTTGCTTCAGATGTTGATGCAGCAGCCGTACATCTAAAGGCATCTAAGCTTCCTAGGCAGTCATGGCACGCCATCCTTCCAGTTAACAGCTTGAAAGACACAGAGATCTATGCACCTAACTACAATGATGGCGAACGAGTTGCGTTGATTCGTTATCCACATGGTGGAACGTTTGAGATCCCTGAGCTTACAGTAAACAATAAGAACCGTGAAGCCAAGAAGTACCTAGATAATGCGCGAGATGCCGTTGGTATTAATTCAAAGGTAGCTGAGCGCCTGTCTGGTGCCGACTTTGATGGTGACACAGTACTTGTAGTGCCAAATAATTCAGGTAAGCTTAAGTCAACGCCAGCGTTGGAAGGCCTAAAAAACTTTAATCCTCGCGAACAGTATCGAGGATTCAAAGGCATGCCAGTAATGAAAAACACGGGAGCCGAAATGGGTAGCATATCCAATCTAATAACCGACATGACTATCGCTGGTGCATCTAGGGATGAGTTAGTTAGAGCGGTACGTCATTCAATGGTTGTTATTGATGCTGAAAAGCATGCGCTGAACTACAAAGAATCAGCTAAGGTTAACGCTATCAAGCAGCTTAAAGCTAAGTACCAGCCTACAGGTGGATCATCCACTATCATCTCAAGGGCCCAGAGTCCAAGGTATCAAGAGAAGATGAAGGCTCGCCCAATGTCTGAAGGTGGGCCAATCAATAAAAAGACTGGTGAGCTTGAGTTTGTACCATCAGGCCAAACTAACTATAAGACTGGGCAGCCTAAGCAAGAGAGGAAGGCGCTCCTTGAAGTAACCCGAGACGCACGGGAGATCACGTCTGGTAAAGACCGACGCATAGAAAATCTCTATGCCGACCACTCTAACAGACTTAAGAGTATGGCCAACGCGGCTAGGCTGGAGGCAATTAATACCCCCCGTTCAAACTGGTCACCCTCTGCCAAGAAGACATACTCAAAGGAAGTTAAGGAACTTAACTCAGCCTTGGCCCTGGCTAAGTCCAACGCCCCTCGCGAGAGGCGTGCTCAAAACATTGCTGAGGCAACATACAAAGCTAAGTTAGAATCAAGCGTAGAAATGCAAACTAACATAGCACTTCAGAAGAAGGTAAAGCATCAAGCTCTTGCTGCAGCACGCAATAGAACTGGTGCTTCTAAAGAAAAAATTGTGATCACGGCAAAGCACTGGGAAGCTATTCAAGCTGGTGCTATCAGTGACAGTAACCTTAAGCAGATACTTACTAATTCTGATATGGATTCTGTTAAAGAGTTTGCTAGACCGAAGTCATCGAAGACAATGACATCAAGTAAGACCCGCCGAGCCGAGGCTATGCTAGCACAAGGTTACACTCGTGCTGACATTTCTAAGCAGTTGGGAGTACCACTTGGTACTCTCGATGAGGCACTCTACTAGAAGGAAAGGAAAGACATAGATGACACTAAGATTAGCAATGCTTTCTACTATTGACAATCCTTACAATCCTTTTGATGAGTACCGTCGGTGGTATGAGTTTGACACTAGAGCAGGTTACCATACTGCCTCTTTCCTAGCTAGGATCACCTTCAACTCATATGAAATGTCTGAAGCTGATCAAGCTCTTGCGGTTGAGCAAGCAGTTGATGAAGCAGTATTTGAAAACCTCCCAGGTAATTATATAAAAATTTTACGAGAGGTAGATGAAGATTAAAGCTGTGGCGGAATGGGCAAGGGGGGGGAGGGGGGCCTCGCAAGATCACCCCCCCCTCTGCATCGCCCTCCTCTCTATATTTTCCCCGCAGGGATATTTTCAGGAAAGTTTTTGGATTCTCGGAGGACAAACCAAGAAACGTTACGCTTTAGGAATGAGATGAGTGACTTTATAGATCACTATGGCGTAAAAGTTATACAGTTCTTAGAAATAAAGCACGAACTATAAAGTTGGAGACTTAAATGGACGAATATAACGAATCAATCATGGTTGCAATGCTCCCAACAACCAATGATTGGTGTAAAATTGAGCTTCCACACACTACTTTGGTGTATGCGGGCGAAATAAAGGACAGTTCCGTAACAGAGTTCAATAAGATGGCAAAAGAAGTTTCCGATTTAGCGGTTCTAAGCCGTCCTTTGGCCATTGATACCTTTGGCATTGAGGTTTTTGGTAACGAAGAAAAAGTCGACGTTATCAGATTACTGGCAACCCCAGAGCTTATGGCTATTCGGAATACTTTAGTTAAATATGACGTAAGTGAACACCCATTCCACCCACACGTAACTGTCGGGCCGGTTGGTTCTGCAAATTACCCAATACCAACAAGACTATTCTTTGATCGATTCTTAATTAAGTACGGTCAAGAATCGATGGTATTCAAACTACGATAACTAAGGAAGGTTAAAAATGCCGGAAGATACTGAAAACCAGGAACCAGAAGATGCTGGGTCTGACATGGATCTAGAAACTCCAGTAGACTTGTTAGAATTACACGAAGTTGGCGAATGGCTGACAGCCGTTGCAAAAGCGGAGGATCGCTCATGAGCACACCATTTCATAGTCGTACCGAAGTTGGGCTACGCCAACCAAAGAACCAGTCAGGCAGCATCAACCCAAAACATCTCACGGCACATTGGGCCGGTCCTTCACCATGGCGAAACCAACTACCAGACCACAGTCGGTGTGCGTCTATATGGCGCGGCTTCCAAGCATT